TTAGCCATTTTGATTTCCTCTCTTAACTGAACTTTTCATATAACAAACATAAAACACCGCACAAATAACGGCATAGACGGCGAAACTGATCATTGGGCAACTCCTTTTGCTGGTGGCATAATTCGTACTCGGTTTGTTGTGTGCCAACACATTGCATCCCCATTAAACAAACCGCCTCCGCTTAACTTAGCGCAGCCTTGTGGTAGTTGTTCACCACACTTGCTGCAGCAGCCGAGATCGCTTTCAATCTTTGGTATCTCGGTATGAACACGGTGAATGAGTGACTGCAAAGCTTCAACTTGCGTGTAAGGTTCGCTTGGGTAAGCGAAGAACTGGCAAATTTCATTAAGCTTTGTGATTTCATCTGGTGATAACGTCACTCGAATGTCGTTATTGCCACTTGTCTTACGCTTATCCCTTAGGCGTTTTGCGCGAACTGTTGCTTGTTTGCGCTTGCGTTCTCCATTCATTTTTCTGCCTTACGCTTACGAGAGTTCGCTGTCTTTTTCATTGGAGAAAGTAACTGGCGAGCTTTTGCTAAACAAAAGTCGAAACACTTGCCTCCACGGCCTCCGAACGAAGCGGTGGTTCGGTAGGTTTCAATCGCAAAATTACATGCACGATTTGCTTCATGCTGTTCGTAGCCTTCACCAAGTAATATTTGATGAATATTTTTATGGATGAACTCTTCCTGAGAGTTTCGAAGTAGTGAAGTCGTCATTACACAAAGTTCCTTTGGTTTCTGGGTGAAACCTGGCAATCAGTCTACGTACTTGAAATTGGTGGTCAGCCAGATATATACTGATTGCGAGGTTTAGGTTTGGTTATCTAAGTCTCATTGCACAAAGTAAGCCCTTATTGGTTTGGTCACCGATAGGGGTTTTCTCTTTTTCAGCCTTTCAGAATCTCATTTCATTCAATTTAGCGCTCAATTGGTCAGAAAGAGCGTTGAACTGATGGATGGTTTGGGCGTCTTCTTTTCTAACGCTTACTTCCAAGTTTTTGCACTTATCACTTAGCTGAATGAGCTGTTCTAGCTCGTCATAAAACGGGTCGCTTTTTGGCATCTTTGCTAGGAAGTGCTCGAAGCTCGTTCTATGTAATTGAATGGCTTTTGAGCCTTCTAGAGTTTTGTTAATTGAATCGATTGGTAAAAACGTCATAGGATTTCTCTTTAACACCTTAGGTTGTTTTTAATCCTACAACTAAAGTTTTCACCATGTCAACACCTAAAGTTGTATTTAAGGGTGTAAAAAAAACCGCACTAAGCGGGTTCGTTGTATTTCGTCATGTCTAGAGTTCCATTACAACCTGCTTAACATAACCAACAATTCGGCAATTACCGTTAATTGGAATAGGGTCATATTTAGGATTAAGTGGAACTAAGAATTTTTGAGGGCCGTCTATCTCTAGCTTCTTAATGGTAGCTTCTGGTGCATCGTTTAATGTTGCGACCACAATTTTGCCGTTGTCCGGGCAGCTGCATGGTTCGACAACCACAATAGACCCTGCTGGAATAGAAGGAGAGCCGAAAGGATTGGTCATTGAGTTACCAGTAACTCGCATAGCAAATGCTTCTGGTGAAACCTTAGCTGATGTAATTTGTTGTTCAAACTCTTGATCTGTTTCAAGTATTACATTCGCCCAGTTACCAGCTTGTACTTGGCTTAATATAGGTAAAGAGCGAATTTCGCTTGTATTTATCATTACCGCATTTGTAGCGACAGTTGGATTCTGGCTAGGAGTTCGAACGTTATTATCTTGGGACTCTAAGCCTTGAAGCCAAAGTGCACTGCATTGAAGAGCGTTAGCAAGTTGCAAGATATTACGAGGTTTTAATGTTCTGCCATCTTCAATCTTATGGATGGATTGCTGAGCAACGCCGACCCTTTCAGCTAATTCAGCCTGAGAAAGACCTAACTCTTTTCTACGTTGCTTTACTCGATCAGCAAAACTCATTCGTAATTCCTTTATCTTATAGCCTTTTTGGTGGTACCTCATTATCACAACAAAACGTGTTAATTGACAAACAGCTTAAGTTGTAATTAAATATACACCTTAAGTTGTTAAAGGTTGTGAGGTAACTATGTCAGCCATTGAACGATCTACTGAAATTCTAGGAGGTCAAACATCATTAGCAAAGCTTTTAGGTGTAAGTCAGTCCCACGTTTGGAATTGGATTAATCGAAAACACCAAGCTCCAGCAAAATATATTCGTGCAATATCAGAAGCGACAGGGGGCGAAGTGTCAGTGAAAGAATTATTAACTGACCATGAAGATACTAACTGAAATGAACCGATAGACCTGATCACCAACATTCTGGATAAACAACCAGTAAGGAATAACCATGCAACCCAGTTTAAAAAGCGTTATGCATAACGCGGTTGTCGCTTGGCGAAGTGATGCAACGAAAGAACAAATTGCAGAATACATTTCTCGCTTTTATCACAAGATGAAAATCTACGAGGAAGAAGACTGCCAAAGGGAACATCTTCTCAAAGTACCGTCGGCTTTGAACAATCCAAATAACACTCAAAACCTATTTCGCTATGTCAGTAGAACAAGCACTGAGGCCAAAGCTAACGTCATGGATTTGTTGCCTGCAATTATTGCAGCTCTACCTAAAGCTAGGGCAGCAGCTGCACTGAATCAATTCCTAAACCCGCTTGGATATTCGGTTGCAGCTATTGGTTCATGTCAAACCATGGCGAACCGAGATCAACTACTCGCCGATTTTAGCAAAGAGTCATCAGAAGCATTCCGCTCGATACTTTTACTCAGTGAACATGCTACGTCTGACCAACTTCGCGATGCTTACCGAGAATTGCAAGAGAGTGCCGGTTCTCACGATCCGTTACTTAAATACCTAGAAACATTGATGGCGCAAAAAGGCTGACCACCTGATTGCCTTTACTAACCACGCTAATTAGCAAAACAAGAGAACTTTGTGCAATGAGTCTTTCTTATCAAAATTACCACGGCCAAATGCTGTGGGTAGCAAACAACGGCAACTGTCGTTATGTGGTGTCGCGCAATAAAGCGAAGCAAATCCTACAAACCATGAAGGCGAGGGCGCAGTTATGAAAAACAAGTTAGCTGATCTCAATAACCACCTTTTTGCTCAAATGGAACGCCTGTCTGATGAGGATATAACCGACGATAAGTTGAATGAAGAAATTAATCGTTCAAAGGCTATTACCACAGTGTCAAAGCAAATCATCGATAACGCTCGTCTTGCTCTGGATGCTCAGAAGTTTCGTACAGAGTATGCAGGTCGAATTGAATTACCCGAAATGATTGAGGGTAATAAACATGCCTAAAGGTCAATCACACCGTTACACAGAAGCGCAGTGCGCATTCTTGAAAGAAAATTGCACCATGCTGCGGCGTGAATTGACTGAGGCCTTTAATCATCGCTTTGGAACAAGTTTGACGCTCGCTGCAATTAACAGTTGTTGTAAACGCAAAGGTTGGTTTACTGGTCGCGACGGGAAGATAGAAAAAGGGAACAAGCCATGGAATAGCGGTACAAAGGGCTTGATCAAGGCAAACGCAGGAAGTTTTAAGCCAGGTCAAAAACCAACGAACAGCAAGCCATTAGGGCATGAGCGTGTTTGCTCTAAAGATGGGTTTATTCTCGTCAAAATAGCAGAGCGTAACCCGTACACAAAAGCCAAAACGCGTTATAGGGCAAAGCATCAAGTTGTTTGGGAACGTGAACATGGTGAGATACCGGATAATCATGCGATTCGTTTTAAAGATGGGGACAAGTTGAACTGTGCTATCGATAACCTCATTTGCGTTTCATTGGCTGTCAATCTACGTATGAATCAGAATCGAGTTCAGGACCTGCCAATAGAGCTTAAAGCAACGGGCCATGCCATCGCAGAGCTCGAAGTCGCGGCATTCAATGCAGAGAGGAAAGCCAGATGAGTATGATCCTCACCGCTCAAGCCATGCAGTTAAAAGTTGGCAATGCGACTCGTAAACTAGTGTTACTCAAACTAGCTGACAACGCCAACGACAATGGGGTGTGCTGGCCATCTTATGAGTACATTGCAGATATGTGCGAGGTCGACCGCCGAACAGTAATGCGCCATATCAAAACATTAGAAGAAATGGGGTTTGTTTCAGTTCGCACTCGAAAGGGAGAAAAGGGCAATTCGAGCAATGTATACCAGTTAAATTTAGGTAGTGACAAATTGTCACCCCCTAGTGACACACGATCACGAGGGGTAGTGTCACAGGATCACCAACCTAGTGATCCTATGTCACCCGGAATCAGTCATAGAACCGGTCAATTAGAACCAATAAAAAATAAACAAAAAAATTCGAGTGAACTTGAATCTTGTTTTGAGCGTCTTTGGGCGGCATTCCCAACCAAGAAATCCAAGAAGAATTCGTTAGCAAAATTCAAAAGCAGCGTGACAGCGCAAAGTGAACCCCCAGAGGTATTCACCAACATGCTTTGCCAGGACGTCGAAAACCGAGTAGCAAACCGCCAGTTTGGTTTCGATAAGCTTCACCTAACGACTTACTTGAATCAAGAACGATGGAACGACGACCATGAAATCAATCACTCAAGCATTGCTCAATCAAGCAACACAGCCACAGGGTCACAAGCAAACCGAGTTGAACAACACAACGCAGAATTGCTCGCCCGCTACGGACACACTGCCGCACCAAGTGGGCAACCAGACTTTGCACCTGAGTGTGGAGGATTGGATTCAAGCGAAGTTTGTGGAGGGGTACGGAGCGATGTGGATTTACAAGGCACTACCATCGACCTGGACTCAAGCGATTTCCACGATGTCGGTAACTGATGTTCGAAGAGCCGTAAGCCAAGCTCTGCTAGAAGGGGATGCGTGGCCGCCAAGCTTGCCTGAGTTCGTTAACATGGGCCGCGAAGAGTTGGTTGATATCGATGAAGCTTTTACGCGAATGCTGCGCTGTGAGCCCAAAGGGGATATCGAGTATTGGGCATCGCAAGAAGTGGGTTTTGTTTGTCGTGGACAACTAAGTGAGCGGGAAGCCAGGGCCAAGCATCGCAAAGCACTGAAGAAGTATGCTGAAAAAGCGAAAGCAGGTTCACTACCTGCAAGAAGTACGATGCGTTTAGCCGACAAATCGAATGTTAAACCCATCAATGAAATTACAAGACCAGACCCAAACAAGTTCAATAAGAACTCGGTGTTCGCAAGGGTCGCAGCAATGGGAGCAAGGGCGTAATGCAATTTGAAAAGCTACTGGCAAAGTTCAATCTAAAAGGGATCAACTACGAACCATCGCTAGGTGGTAAGGGGTTACTTTCTCAGGATGAGCAGCTGGCAATTGTCGGCCTCGCATGGAAGGAATCACCAGTAGGCTTTCTGGTGTTGTTCGTTGAGTGCTTGCAAGACAAGCCAGCCCTTAAAAAGCTGTATCAAGCGACCCTGATTGAAGCCAACACACTAATGGAAACATGGCGTGGCCCATACCCAGACAAAGCGCTCCAAGCGTTAGTCTCTACCGCGATTGCAGAAGCGACTCAGCAGTTCGGCCAAGTCTGCCCTGAATGTAATGGTAGCGGTAAATACATTGCCAAGAACCGATCAAGAAGAACCTGCCCATGCTGCGATGGTGGCCGTATAGGCTGGACGCAAGAAACCCGCTTTGCTTACTTCTGCCAAACCTTACCTGTTACTTTCTCCCGCTTTAAGAAGTACGAATTGATTATCGGAAAATTGGTTAAACGCTTGGTGGATAAACGCAGTGCCGCTGCTTTGGCGCTGCAGGGAAGGTATGAGCAAGAAGAGAGTATGGCGAAAGTATTGGAAGCTGAGGCATAGCTCGTAAGGTTGTTTGACCTTCGACCAACATCAACACCTTTGCTTTTTGATAAGTAAATTTGACGAATTTGTCAAATCTTCACGCAAAAGCTAGCGGTAAACTTATTCTGGTGTACTATGTGCGTCATTAAAGTACTTATTAAGTACTTGTTATATGAAGAAGGTTCAGCATGATCAAAAAATTTGGCTTCAAAAATTTTTCTAGTTTTAAAGAAGGGGCGGAAATCAGTTTTGAGTATGATGGTAATACCCCTGAATCCGTTTCTAATGGTGAAACTATAGGTACAGTCCTTGGCATTAAAGGTGCAAATGGATCTGGAAAAACTAATGTTTTGAAAGCGTTGTCATTTTTATATTGTTTTGCGTCTAAACGAGTCCTCACTAAGCAAAAAAATAAGACAGGTGATGCAGAGGAGGTTAGCCTACCTATTGAATCATTCTTCTTCTCTGAAGATCCCACTGAGTTTTACGTTGAATTGATTAGTAACGGTATGAGTTATTACTATGAGCTTGACGTGACTAAGCAAGGAATAGTAAGAGAGCTGCTTCTTCGAAATGAAAATAAAAAAGGCAGTAAAGACGTTCTATTTTTAGAAAGACATGCTAACGAAGTTGTTGAGTGTGCTCCTGAATATGATGAAATAAAAAGCATAAAATTAAAAGAAGATCAGTCACTTATTAGTTTGCTTGATGATTATAAGTTTCATAGTGATATGGCTGATTTAGTTAATCTTTCAAAAGAATTTGCGCTTATCATGTTTAATGTAGGCCCTTATGGTATGACAAATGAGGCGGACAGTGCGATCGCTGATAGTAGAGCTACGTTTTACAAGTCAAATCCTACAGCTCTAGAGTTTGTTAAATCAGTAATTTCGAGCGGGGATGAAGGGATATCTGATATACAGATACAAACAATAAAAAGCAATACAGGTAAAGATATTGATTACCCTGTTTTCATCCATCAATATGCCGGTGAAGACAAACCATTGCTTTATGAAGATGAATCAATGGGAACAAAGATATTATTCAACAACCTTTTTAAGTACTGGCTTACATTACAAGATGGCGGCATATTGGTTTTTGATGAGTTTGACATTCACTTACACTCAATGATACTTCCAGAGGTTATCGGTTTGTTTACTAACCCTGATACTAACCCTAAAAGAGCTCAGTTAATTATAACTGCTCACAATACAGAAATTATTGATAATTTAGGTCGGTATAGAACCATTCTTGTTAATAAAGAGAAGAATGAAAGTTACTGTTATCGTTTGGACTCGGTATCTATGCTAAGAAATGACCGTCCGATCTCTCCTTTTTATCAGAAAGGAAAAATTGGTGGAGTACCTAAATCTGTTACAGGTCTTGCTTCTCGTATTACGACAAAGGGTGAGGATGCTCATGGCCAAAAAGAACTTTAGTAATAACCCGTTGTCCACTCGTTTTGTTGCGTCTTTACCTGAGGCGACAATAGAAACCTCAAAAATTGAAAAAAAGTGTAAACTAAATCTTTCATATTTTGATGGGCATCAGTCTGCGGGGCAAGGTTTTCCGGGTTGGACTTATAATTCAGGAAATGCATCATTAACTAATCTTTTAGAAAAGTTTAAAGAATATACTCAGCAACCACTAAATTATTGGCAGAATCAGCGAGTTGGTGGCGGAGGGTTAAAAGTCCTAGAGTATTATGGTGATTTCCCAAGTAATTCTGATTTTACACATCCTCGACATGTTCCCGCTGATGCTCATTGGGCTCGATTCCGATTAGGGAACAAGGTTCGCTTAGTCGGTTTTGTAATATCTAAATCGGCGATAAAAGATTTACCTGAAGAGGAGCAAGATAAGTTTGATCAAAACACGTTTTATGTTGTTTTTTTGGATAAAGAACATAAATTTTACAAGACAGAAGCTCCATAGTACTTGATTAAATCTCTTCCATGATGCACACTTATCACATTAGAAAACCTCGCCCAACCGGCGGGGTTTTTTCGTTTCTACCGTTTATAACTGACAAAGCACCCCTTTCCATTGTGAAAGTTGGGTGCTTTTTTGTGGGAGTAATATGCAAGATAAACTCAGTTCATTCTCTTCATATCTCACTAGCTGTTTACTGGCTCTTACCGGGGCATTCAGTATCCAAGACTGGGCGGCGGTGATTGGTGTGGTGATGGTGTTTGTCACGTACTTCACCAACCGCAGCATTAAACTCAAATTGCTTGATGAAGTGCGCAAGCAACGAATTTCGGAAGAGCTCTGTGAAAAACTTAATCAATAAAACCGTCTGCTCTGTCGCGGTTGTGCTTTCTATCGTTTTTAGCCTCGCACCCAATATGCAAACTAGCCAAAAAGGTTTGGCGCATATTGCTAATCTTGAAGGGTGCAGAACACAAGCTTATCAATGTAGTGCTCATGTATGGACCAACGGCCTTGGCCACACAACTGGTGTGAAACAAGGCGATGTGGTCAGTGAAGAGCACATTGCTCGTAACTTCATTGCCGATATTAAAACCGCTGAGAAATCCGTAAACCAATACTTAACCGTTGACGTTACCCAGGCTCAGTTTGATGTACTGGTGAGCTTTGTGTTCAATCTTGGCGCTGGAAACTTTAAACGTTCCACCATGCTTAAGTTATTTAACCAAAATCAATCCTCGAAAGCGTGCCTCGAACTTTCACGTTGGGTCTATGTTAACGGCAAAAACTGCAGGGACCCTGATAGCCAATGTTCAGGGGTCGTGAAACGTCGCGAATTAGAACAACAAGCTTGTTTGAACGGCTGGTAATAAGGGACTTTATGAGCTTCTCTATCAAAAACACTTTGTTGATAGGTTTGGTTATTTTGCTGCTTGGTAGCTTCGCTTTTTCTGCTTATCTATTTGAGTTAACCAAGGTGCAAGCAAAGCGCTACGGTGAGCTTCAGGGCCAGTTTCAATGCTCTCTCAACAAAAATAAATCATTGTCTATCACAGTTAAAACTTTAAGCGAAGAAGTTCGGCAGGCTCAAAAATCTGCGGATGAATTGCTACAAGCCAAAGCCGAGCGAAAGGCTGCAACGGTTCTTACTGTTACCAAAATCAAAGAGGTATTAGTTCATGAAGAATGTTCTGATGTGCCTGTTCCCAATTCTTCTGAGTGGTTGTACTACCACTGAAGTGATCACTGAATATCAAGACAGGCTGGTTCTTCCTCCTGCGGTTTATCTGACTTCTTGCCAACAGCCTTTTACTGCTCCGCCGCAAACCTATGGCGAAGCGGTAGAACGTGACCCGATATGGCTAGAAGCCTGGTGCAATTGCGCTGACCAAATTGAGCACTTACGTGACTTTTACGGTTACGACAGTGCACTCCCTAATACGGGCAAATAACACTTACTACTTGGGTGGTCGTCCACCGTTATCCGTTGTTGCCCGTAATTCATTCCTTACGAGGGTGTGCAAGCGTGGGTTCCTCGCTGTCTTGCTTGTTAGCCATGATCATATTCAGCTCGCTGCTGAAACTCCTTATATGTTAGCGCAAGTCCAGATTCAAAAAGGAACAAGCAGAGTTTGAGAGAACTTCATTAATAGGTAACGTCAGCTTAATGCGAATAAGGGCGTGACACTCGGAGAGACGAGACTCATTCAAGAGGGCTTTCAATGAACAATGAAAAACGACTTTGGAATTTAACCGAGTTGGAAGCGTTCGATTATCACCGTTCTACGATCCGCAAAAAGCTTAAGTCTGCAGGTATTGAGCCTATCGCATTTAAGGGACACACCCCGCTTTATGATGTGGTTCAGGTGACGCCTTATTTATGTAAGGCACCTTTAAAAGAAAGTGATGCTCCTGATTTGATGGGCTTTAAAACCGCCGCTGAACTGAGAGCTTACGTTCAATCCGAACGAGAGAAGTTAGCACTGCAGAAAGACTCAAACGAGTGCATTGCAAAAGAAGACTACGAGAATGAAATAGCCATTTGTATTTCAGGTGTGAAGGGCTTTAAAGACAAAGTGATAACACGCATTGAATCGGCGATCCCAACGGCAACAACGCAGCAGCTAGAAGATTTAGAAAGCTTACTTAATTTTGATTTAAAGGCGGTATCTGATGGGCTTGAACAAGTTTGATTCACGCCTTGGTGTTCAATTCGCCGATGCGGGCAAGATCCGGCGAGAGCTTGCTTATCTTTGTGCGCCAACCGATAAAACCCCCATTGAAGCTGCTGATGAAGATTTGTGGATCTCTGATGGGACGGACGTAACGAAGTTTTTATCCTCATTGGTGCCTTATATGAAAGAGCCAATGAACTGTTTGGCAAGGCGTATTTATGAGGCGGTGATTGTGGTCGGCCCTGCACGTTCGGGAAAAACTAAAGCGTTAGTCGAAGGGTGGATCAACTATACGGTGACGCAAGCTCCTGGCGATATGCTGCTGATTTACAGCACCAAAACTAAAGCGGCAGATATGTCTAAGGCTGATTTAGACCGCTGCTTTTCAGCGACGTCAGGCATAGCACGTTTAAGAACGGGGCGAAAGTCCGACGATAACATCACCTCTAAAAAGTTTAAAAACGGCATGAATCTCAAGTTAGATTCTGCAACAGAAACCAGCTTATCGGCGTCGACGTATCGTTATGCCGGCGCGACCGATTACGACAGAGCAGATGATGGCGTGGGCCAAGAAGGCTCGAAGTTTGAACTGATGTTAATGCGCGTTCAAAACGCCAAATCTTCAGGCATGGTGATGGCCGAAAGCTCTCCTGGTCGTATTGTTAGGCACCCTAAACCGGAAGAAGAATTACTAGCCCATGAGGCACAACCATGTGGCGGCATCGCATCGCTGTACAACCAAGGCGATAGACGCCGTTTCTATTGGTCGTGTGGCGACTGTCATACGCACTTTAGACCAGAATTCGAAACCTTAAAATGGGACGACAAAGGGGATCCTTTGCTTTCGTCTCAAACCGCATATGTGGCTTGCCCAAGGTGTGGCCATCGTATTGAAGAAGTCGAAAAACATTCGAAGAACCTGAGTGGGCATTGGTTTCGTGAAGGTGCGGTCAGTCAATACGGTGAGTTAGTTGAAGACGAATCAGAGATACGCACAACCAAATGGGCCACGTTTTGGTTTGAAGGGGTGATAGCCGCTTACAGCAGTTGGCAAAACTTGGTGTATCGCTATCTCAATGCCGAAGCCATTTATGAAGACAGTGGTGATGAAGATGCGCTGATCTCCTTCATCAATACCCGAATGGGGCGCTCTTATATTCTGCAATCTCAAGGGCAAGATATTGGTGCTCATGAGCTAATAGAAAAAGCCAAAGGCAATCCTTATCTGCGCGGTGTGGTGCCTGTCGGTGGCCGCTTCTTGATCATGAGTATCGATGTGCAAGGTGGTAAATCCAATGCTCGGTTTGTGGTGCAAGCTCAGGTGTTTGGCGAAGGTCTGCAGCGCTGGGTGATCGACCGCTTTGAAATTTTAACGACACCGCATCGAAATGGTGACCGTATTAACCCTGCCATTTACGCTGAAGATTGGGACCTACTTATCGAACAGGTGATCAAGAAAACGTATCCCGTTGCCGATGGCAGTGGGCGGGTAATGAAACCGATATTAACGCTGTGCGATTCTGGCGGTTCGGCTTCTGAAAAAGACGGCAAGAAAACCTCAGTGACCGATTTTGCTTACCAGTTCTATAACCGGCTCAAAGCTAAAGGGTTGTCACATTTGTTTCGCCTCGTGAAAGGCGCCAGCAACAAAGATATGGATTCACTGATTAAAGAGTCATACCCAGATAAGCGCAGCAAATTGGCGCATGGCGAGATCCCTTTATTAATGTTGCACACCAATCGACTTAAGAACCGAGTGGTGGCCAGCTACTCTCGTGAAGAATTCGGCTCTCGATATTTTCATTTGCCTGCATGGGCGGAAAGAGAGTGGTTCGATGAACTGACGGCTGAATTCATTGACGAAAAAGGTCAATGGATCTGCCCTGATAAGACGCGTAACGAGAGTTTTGATTTATGCGCGTATGCCGAAGCCGGGATGCATTTTCTTGGTGGAGATGAAATCCATTGGGAAAGCGCACCACCTTGGGCGTCTGAATGGCAGATTAACCCGAATGTAATTGATGCTGACTTACAACCTGTTTTCGAGCGCAAGCCTAAGAAACGTTATAACCACTCAAGAGGTATTTTCGGATGAGTTTAGCGATACCGACCAATCAAGAGCGTTTGCAATGGTACCTCGAAGCCGAACAGAAAATCTTACAGCAACAGTCTGTTAAGACGGCAGAAGGTGAAGAGCTAACTTTGGCGAGTCTAGCGACGGTGCGTAAAGAGATAGAACGTTTGCAACGCATTATTGCTCTGCAAGCCCAAGGGGGGCGACGCTCTATGATACGGAGAAATTATCTTGAGTAGCCCAAACTTGCTCGACAAGCTAGTGGCCGTATTTAGTCCTAGGAAAGGGTTGGAACGTGCCTACGACAGACGGCTTTTGAATAAATACAACGCAGCACTTCCCCGTAACCCTCACACCAAGAAAACAAATAAACAATCGAAAGGCGATTCAAATTCGTTGAACAAAGGCGCGAAGGCGGTGTATCAACGGGCGCGACATATGGATGAAAATAACCCATTTGTTACGGCCATTTTAGATGAGCTTTGCGCCAATGTGATTGGTCCGAATGGCATCATGGTGGAGCCTCAGCCTCTAAACCATAAAGGTGAGGTTCATATTGAATGTGCTCAGGCGATCATGACCTGGTGGGAGAACTTTTCTTTAAACCAGAACATCGATGCTGAACATTCTCGCGCGGAAACTGAATGGCTTGCGGGTCGAACATGGTTTCGCGATGGCGAGGTGTTTTGTCGAATGTTCATGGGTAAGCACAGTGATTTGGTTTACCCAACAGAGACACCCTTTGCGGTGCAGCCTTTTGAGCCTGATTTTATTCCTTCGCATATAACGGAAGCTGAAGGGGGGACTGTTTGAAGGTATCAAGCGAAACAAGCTTGGTCAGGCTATCAGCTATTTGATTCAGAGAGATTCAAGAGGGTTTGAGTTTGTTGATGTCGATGCGCAGTTTGTCTGCCATTTAAAGTTTACTCGGCGCTTTCATCAAAACCGTGGCATTTCCCTTTTGCATTCCATTTTGGATTTGGTCGATGACATCGAAGATTACGATCAATCTGAACGAATCAGCGCCCAGATAGCGAGTCGTTTTGCCTATTACATAAAACGAGACCCGACATTGAATTCAAATACATCAGATGCGTTCGATCGCGGCGGTGATTTGTTTTTAGGTATGGGGAATTCGTTTGAACTGGCACCCGGTGAAGATGCAGGGGGGGTGGAGAACAATCGAAAAGAAACCATGAGCAGTCCTTTTCGAAATGCTCAGCTGCGACTGGCCAGTGGGGGCGCAGGAGTGAATAACTCTAGTGTTACCCGAGACTACAGTAACGGCAGTTATTCCGCTCAGCGCCAAGAGTTAATCGATTCATTCAGTCGCTATCGAGTGCTGCAGCGAAAGTTTGTTTTAGGTTGGACTCGTCCACAGTATCGACATGCTTTGCAAATGGCGATGCTTGCCGGTGAAGTCAAAATCCCTGCCGACGTTGACCGAAAGTCTATTTTGAATGCCATTTATCAAGCGCCAGTGATGCCATGGATTGATCCTGGTAAAGAGATGGTGGGTGTAGAGAAAGGGACGCGTTTGGGGCTGTATTCGTTAAGTCATGCACAACGTGAACGTAACATTAACCCTTTGTCTACTCGCCGTGAAATTCAGTCGGAGCGACAACAAATGAATGATATGCACATCGTGAGCACTTCGGATCCTGCTCATGCGACAAAGCCCAACAATAAGACAGAAGAGGCAAAGAATGCCAAAGCCAAATAAGAGCTGGTACACGCTCAAAAATGAAGCCGATGTGATTAAGGTCTGGGTGCATGGAGACATCAGCGCTTGGGATATTGATGCGACTGAAATCATCGCTGCGTTACAAGTGGCCAATGGTAAAGAGGTCGAATTGAGAATGCTAAGTGGCGGCGGCAGCGTCTATCAAGGCCTAGCGATGTACAACGCACTGAAGGCGCATAAAGGAAAGGTAGTGGGCATTGTCGATGGCATGGCCGCGAGTATTGCGACTTATGTCCTGCTGGCCTGTGATTCTATCCGTATGCCTGAAAATGCCATGTTGATGATCCATAACCCAGCCATTGGAGCATGGGGTGGTGAGAAGGAAATCAATTCAGCGCTTCAACAGTTGCAAGCGGCGACCAAGACCATTTCTGAAGCGTATGCTGAAAAGTCGGGCCAACCTCTTGAAGAGGTTCTGACCGCTATGGAGAGTGAAACCTGGTTCACCGCGCAAGCCGCTAAAGATTGGGGGCTTGTCGATGAAGTGGTTGAAGCGGTCGATCTCAGTAACTCATTACAGAGTTTCGATGAATCTGATTTTAAGAATTTCAAACAAGCGCCAAGTGAGCTGATGAATTCGCTAACGCTACAGTCGAATGAACCGACACCTTTGACAGCGTCTGCTAAGCCAAATGAACCTCAAATAAACAAACCCAAGCAGGTAAGCGACATGCCGAAACCAAATGAAGAATTACAAAACGCTGTAAAAGCAGAGAATCAACGCCAAGCAGATATTCGTGCGTTGTGCGCTCAACATAAAGTCAGCGAGGCATTAACCAATGAAATGCTGACCGACTTATCGTGCTCAGTAGGACAGGCATCCACTAAAATTTTAGAAAGTATTGGTAGCCAATCAGCGGCAGGTCAGCAAGAGCCTGAAGCGAATTTGACGGCCACGCACATGAGACTTGGCAACGGTAACCATGTCAAAGACGAACTGCAAAATGCGTTGAATGCGCGTTGTGGTGTTGCGGATTTAGAAAAAGACAACTCGTTTGGTCATGAGTCATTACTGAATATGGCGCGAGCTTGCCTCGATGTGAATGCACGAAGCGCCATCACTAAGAATGAATTGGTGAACCGAGCGTTTAACTCCGGTGATTTTGGCGACATCATCACCGAAGGTATTCGAACCGTGATGCGTGATGAAGCGCAAGCAAGAGCCCCGATGTGGCGTGAACTGGCTAACGTAGAGAACCTGACGGATTTTCGTGAAACTGAGTTAGTGATGGTTAATGACGCACCAGACTTGATGAAAGTATCGGAAGATGGCGAGTACAAAGCGGCAGTCTTAAAAGGCAGTGGTGAGCGCATTCAGCTTGCGACCTTTGGCCGTGAAATCCAGTTCACTCGTCATGCCATCATTAATGATGAAATTGGCTTAGTGGCGAAGGTACCTCGTAAATTCATGCAGTCCGGTTATCGTCTGTCAGACAAGCTGATGTTTAACGCTATCCTCGCAGGCAAGATGGCCGATGGTGGCAATGTCTTTAAAGCGGGCAAAGACAAAGGCTGGGGCAACTTCATCAATGACATTCCAGCAGGTGATTACGCGGCGATGATTATGGCTCTGCATAAGGTCTTTGCTACGGCAACCACAATCCCACTGGATGGTGAAGCGGGTCAAGGCGATGCGTTAGATCTTCGCGGTGAGCTCCTGATTGCGAGTCCAGATCATGCCTCAATGTTTGAAGCGGTTTTGAATACGGCGAGTAAACCGGATGCCTTTAACCCAGCTTATAAAAAATTCGGTAAGGTGATTGAAACTGCGCGTGTAGGCGATGTGAATGGCGCTCTGGCACTAACAGGTAAAGACTTTGATACCGTCGTGATGGGCTTCTTAGATGGCCAGCAAGACCCATGGCTAGAAACGGGCGACGGTTGGAGCAGCGATGGTGCCAAGTTCCGCATTACTTACGACTTGATGTCGAAGGTATTGGACCGCCGTGGTATTGCTCAAGCGACCTTTAAGTAAAGCTTGGAAGAACAGTTTAATTCGATTCACAGGGTGAGCATTGCTCGCCCTTTTTTAATGGTGAAAATATGCGTTTAAGCGATGGTAAAAAGATTGTGGCGACTGTGCCAACGGGTGGTTTTGAGAAAGATGTACCTTGTCTACTTGGAGCTTTATTAGTCGTTCCCAACTTTACGGCAGCAGCTGGTGATACGGCGGTGTGCTATACACAAGGTCATTTTAATGGCCCGATTAAAACGGGGGATAGCGTGAGCTTTGAATCTGAAGCTGCTTACTTCAATAATGGTGAGTTTACCAAGACAAAGCCCACAGCATCGGGGGACCTGTCTCAACCGGTTGGGGTTTTCATTGATAGTGGTGTGCTGCTGACTGGTGGCGTACTCACTGAGTTTGTGACTTAACGACTCGTGATGAGCGAGTTCGAATCGGCTCGACGTCTTATTCGTGAATCTATCCAACGTTGCTTTGGTCGTCCTCTTTTTGTAATGACACCACAAGGTAAGCAGATTGAAGTGATCGGATATATCCGAAGTCACGAGAAGGGTGTGAATCAAGTGCATTTACTGGCTACGGATTTTGAGCTCCCTGAAAGTTGTACGTTGCTTTATCGCGATAAACGCTACCGGTTAGTTTTTGATGCTGCAGCTAAAAGCCCTAATGGCACAAGTCAGCTCATGAGGGAATATGTTCTGGTATTAGATACCCAAGGTGCGAAGCATGAGTGGTCTGAATTCTAGCCGTTCCCAATTGCTTTTAGATACTGAGTTTATTCGTCGTTATGAAGCGTTTGAAGAAGAAATTCCAAAAGCGGTACTTCGAGCGGCTTCGCTCACCTCTAGATGGTTACGAGGTGTATCTATGGCAGAGCTTGGCTACGAACTTAGTATTGATAACAAAGCGCTGCGCTCGCGATTTCGAGTGTACAAAAACGGTCGTGTGTCGAAGTTGTGGATTGGTGTACGTGACATTGGCGTTCACCGACTGGGGAAGCCTGTTCAAAACCGATTGGGTGTCCGAGTGGGTGAGCATTTCTTTGCTGGCGCCTTTATCTCTCCGATGGACAGCGATCAGCTTTTGGTATGGCGAAGGCGTGGGAAGGCAAGAACAGTCATTGAAAGAGTCGAAATCGACATTGCTGATGATGTGGATTCGATTGTGGAGAACTACTTGCCTGATATTAATCGTAAATTTGAGGCGTTTTTTCATCGTGAATTCAAATACGTTCTTTCGATCGCCGCGTGAGTGGGTCTTATTGGTGGTCAATCACTTAGAGCAGCGGCTTGCGCTTAAAGTCGATACGGTCTATCGACGCCAAGCGGTTGAATTGGCCAATACCACTATCAGTTATAACATTGGCGAAGCCGAGCCGGTTAATGAATATGCCAACGATGGGCGTCACCTTCATGACATTGAATTGAGATTCTTGGTTGAAGTGCCTATCTCCATGGATGGGTTTGATTTGGAAGCATTGGACGCTTCAACGCGTGTCGAGCGTGAATTACTGCATGAGCGATTTGGCGCTCCGAGTGATTTGGATGGCGCGATGGTGGTGTCTAATCTGCCGAGTAAGTTTGATCCAAAAAATGGGGTGTTTGCACGAACCGTGACGATGAAACAGCGTATTCGATTAGGCCCAGTGGAAGAAAGCTGGCATTACATAGACGGGGGCTGCGACCATGCTAGCCAAGCTTATAAAACATGTGAGCGCATTGGAGAAGAAGGTTCTTGAGTTACATGAAGAATTAGAAGAGAACAATCGCGCGTCAGCCAATCTACTGCGCTTAGGCGTTGTTGTGAAAGCCGAGGCAAATACCGTCGATATTCAGACAGGGGATAATCTAGTAAAGAGGATCCCTTTTTTTGTGCTTGCTGCAGGAAGAGTTAGCCAATATCGGCGCCCTTCAGTTAACGAGCAGTGTTTACTTATTAACTTGGGAAGCGGAGACAGCTTAAACAATGCCGTGGCGTTAATGGGATTACCCTCTACTCAATTTCAAAGCCCAACCGTCAAAGGTAACGAGGTGATGACCGATTACGGTAACGGTATGTCAGAGCTTTATAACCTCGATGACGGCTCTATTGTTTGCCGGTATCCAGGGGGCATGAAGATCTATGGTGATACTTGGCAAGACGGGGATTACCAAGCAACGGGAGAGGTCACCGATCATACTCGTTCGATGCAAGCTGACCGAGAGATTTATAACGAGCACGATCATCCAGGCATACTTCCTGGCCCTGCGAAAACCAAGCCAACGGAGCAACAGCAATGATTGGTATTGACCCCAAAACAGGAAAAACCGTAACCGGAGCCAGTGCCTTGAACTGTCGTTTTGCAAAAGTATTAACGACAGAAGTCAGTTCACGAGTAAAACGTCGAGGGGTTGGAAGTCGAGCGGTCTCGCGTTTGGGAAAACAGCAGACACCCACAGAATCCATGATAGTTCAAAATCTAACGTTAGAGGCTTTGTCCAACCCATTGAATGGGTTAACGGATTATCAAGGTATTCAGTGCCAAGCAATCCCACACTTGAATGGGTTTAGAGTGAAAGTCTCGGGAACATGGCGAGGGGAACCTCTGCAATTGAGTGGTGCATTATGAGTAATAAACCTCAAGCTTTCAGTGAGCCTAACTTTGAATCTTTGCTGAATGAATACATCAATTTTGCGGTGGAATATTGCGCTCGGCGAGATGAAGATAAAGCGAAACTCTTACGTGAGGCCTTTAATAATCAAGGTGAGCTTCTCGCTCAGGTGACACAAGCGTTTGTCTTAAAACGAACCGCTGAAATACGAGAGCAGAATCATCAAGCTTTGCAGATGTTTCGTAAGTACGTGACAGATACCGAAATGGTAGATCTGCTGGCGTTGCAATACAGTTTAAAGCGCCAGGTCATTGAAGCCGGTGATGATACCGTTTTCCCCGCAAAGCCTGTGGTCATGGAGTCTAATGAAAGTTTGCTTCAGCGTTTTGATTTAGCGCCTTTCCAGTTTCATACCACCGGCACTCGGCTTGGTTATCGTTTTCATGCCATGACTTTAGAAGAGCGACCAACCATTACAGTGAACTCTGAAAAAGATGCTCTGGTGATGCGTTATGAGTTTCCTGAAACATCCTTACCTAACCCTATCAAAGATGCGCAAGCCAGAATGCTTGCGCCTAATTCAGGCAAAGTTTGTGTGGCGTTATTAAGTCGTACATCACCCAGTGGTGTTCCAAGTTCGACCTTGCTTGAAAGAGCAAGACAATACTTAAACCGTGATGACATAGCGCAAGAGTCGGATGAGGTCACGGTAAAAGCGGCAACGCCTAAACCTTATCAAATTGAAGTGACGCTTTTTACAGGAGCGGATCCCAATAATGAGGTGGAAAAAGAGTCGGCGGTCGCTGTGGCTTGGCAGTTTGCCGAGAAAGCACAAAGGCTTGGCGGCATCATTGACCGGGAAGAGGTGGCGCATATCTTTTATGAACTGGGTGCGAAACGGGCCAAGGTTCAAGCACCTGTAGTTGATGTGGTGTGCACTTGGGATGAAGCGCCACATTGTACGGAGGTGATTGTGAATGTTCGATCTGAATAAGGAGTTTCTATCGGTCCAGCCCAATAATGCTTCTCTTATTGAAGAGGCTTTGGAGTTTGCTTGGACAGAGCTTATTCAATCCACTTTTTGTCCTTATCCCAATCTCAAACAACCCTTACTGACGGATAAAGCCTTCGTGGCTTTGCTTGCTGGTGAGCGAGGTGTAACGGATTGGCAGCCAAAGGACACGCTAGAAAGTCAGCGTAAACGGTGGATAAGGCGTTTGATATTCATCGAAAAGCAGGGACGCGATTTGGTTTGTCTATTGCCCTGGATGCGATTGATTGTGATGTGGAAGTGACACCTTGGCATCAAATGGAACCAAGACTAGCGCCTTACCATATTGAATGTATCGCATGGCAACGAAACCAGCCGCTTGATAAGGCGGCGACAACCCGAGTCTTAAGCCGTATTGAGAGCACTAAATCTGAGCGAGACACGGTTGATTTAATCATGGCGCTTGGTGCTGATTCTGGGTTTGAATTTTCAGCGGTGAAGCAAAATAGCGTCATTGCGAAAGACGATCATTGCAGCGGGACCATTAAAGCATCTCCGGAAGTCCAATATTCCTCCTTTTTATCTGGTGTCGGCTATCACGTGATGAGTTTTGATGACTCTGTGACGGGCGAGGTCCCCGATATTTCACCAGGCTTTGCTCCTTTGTATTGGTGCGCAGCCACACGCCTAATTTTCACAACTGATTTTGAATTTGGAGCAGTAGCATGAGTTATGTCGTGCAATACACCGATGCAGGGCTCGCTGAGCTTATTAGCGCTCGTAACCAAGGGCTAAAAGGGGCGATTAAATACATTGCCGTGGGTGACCGTAGTTATACACCGACGACAGGTCAAAAGTCGTTGAAACACGAGCTTCAACGCGAAGTTATTTTAGATTGGGAGGAGCTCAGCCCAACACAATTGAGAATGGGTGCCGTATTCAAAGGCAGCCAAGAATATGAAGTTCGTGAAGTTGGGTTCTTTTTAGAATCCGGTACTTTGTTAGCGGTGTATTCCGCCCCGAATACATTGCTGACCTACAAATCGGCGAACTCGAGCTGGCTACAGAAGTTCACACTGGATGTGTCACCACTGCCGAGCAGCAGCGTGACAATCGAGGTCGGTACCGAGAATGTGAATTTACTGATGTCTGAAGAAGTGCTGACTGCGGCTATCGCCACGATTTCTTTAGGTACGACACAAATTAAAATAGCTCACCAGCATTTGTTGCTTAGTGAGCGCCTAAGAACGGAGCTGGGTTAATGGGTATTGAACAAAAAATTACAGATTTACAGAAAACCTCAGCAGAGCAGACTGCAGCCTCGCAAGCGTTGTCGCAAGAAGTCGCAGGTAAAATGGGGGAGATAGATAAGAATGTAAAAGAATCTAAGGCAAAAGTTGATGGGTATTTAGCCTCTGCCCGCTCTGAAAATGCGATTTACCGCCAGAGTCGAAATCAAAGCGGCATGTTGACCGATGGAAATTTGGATTTTTTTTCTAAGAACTCCAAATTTGCAATTAATGTCAGTCTTTATCGTACCATCTCATCCGGTATTGAATGGAATGCCAGGGATAGTGAAGAGCAAGAAATCTTGACTTCCATGGGGATGAAAAATTATAAACACTTTCAACCTCAGATAAGAGTGATGAAATTAGAATGGGATGGTTTTTTACCGAGCGATCATAGCTCTCATTCGATCTATCCAAATCCAATAGGTAATGGCAGTGGAACATTAACGATTGGAAGTTATGCCAAGTTAATTTCGGGTTCTATTCGTGGGTGGTGGTTGAATGGTATCAATTCTGAATGGGGTATCTGTGGTCAAAATAGCCAAGGAAAACCTGGTCGGTATATACATGCCTACCCATATGTACAATCTGCAGCGGGTGAAGTGCTCTTTATATGGCCAGGAATAGTGTCGGGTCACATCACGATTGATAGAGCGTCACCACAATGGGGTTTTTGGCCTTGTATTTACGAAGATAGTTCTTATGGTGCAAAAGTTGGGGGATAAGTATGGACGTTGACATTATTGATTACACAAATGATCTTTTGAGTTTGAAAGATATAAATGAAAGATGTGAGGCTCACATCATTGCGTCTTTTACCATAGGTAAGCAGATGACCGTTGCGCGTATTGGCTCCGATGAAGAGAAGGAGGCAATGTATGCATTTATTGACCGCTGTAGAAGCTGGGCGAATTCTGATAACCCGAAAGTCAGCGACTTATATGAACTACATCCGTAGTTAAATTTTATGAATTATGGGGCTCCTTATTTTTTAGTAAGGGGCCTTTTTTATTGGAGTTAAGTACGGTGCAGAAATCCAAAGCTAAAACACTGGAGTACCCGATCATCAAAGAGTTTCGATTGAATGGTCGTTGGGTGTATCCAAGCGAAAAAACTGTCCACCTTCTGCCTCAACAAACGGCCTTCCTTATCCAAAACGGAAAAATAGGGCCAGCCATTGAAGTGAAGGTGTCGTCTAAATCCACGGAACAAGAGGGCAAGTAATGCTCACCCCAATCCAAGATTTTGAGCTCAATGGTGTTGAAGTTAACACCATTGAGCCTCAACCAAGCATGGGACCCCTTGCACTGCAGGTGGTTCATTTAACCGGTACCGCGCCAAATAAAAGTACGGGCTTAAGCTATAACGAGCCAACGCGCTTATGGAATTACAGTCATGCGATGTTATCGCTCGATAGCGTTGGGACCAGACAAGGCACATTGCCTAATGTGGTGCGCTACTTACTTGAATACGTTAAGTGCATTGTGTACGTCACGATTGTGGAAGCTAATGCGAACGTATCCGTCACTGAGGCGAATATCGTCGGTGGGGTAAACAGTTCTACAGGAGCGATCACCGGCCTTGAAACCGTTAAGGCGTGCGCAGAAACGCCAACCATCATTGCGGCGCCAGGTTTTAACTCGAAAGCCGTTGGTCAAAAGCTCGCTATCATTGGTCGTGATGTTCGTTGTCGCCCGGTTCTTGATGGACCTAATACTAATGATATGGAAGCTGCAGAGTTTGCAGCTGAATTTGGATCGGAAGGGACGGGGCAAGATAAGCTGTCGATTATCGACCCATGGTTTTTGAAAACCTATGACGGTGTGCAATCTCTTATGCCTGCTTCTATTGCTTTGGTGGCAGCGATGGCCTCGGTTGAAGGTTGGGAGAGTCCGCAAAATCGAGGGGTACTTTGTGATGAAACTGCTCGTAATGTTTCATACAAAATTAATGATAAAACCACTCAAGCCAATTTCCTGAATAAACATGGTGTTGTGACGATTGCTCGCACACGTATGGGGGGAGTGTCTATTATCGGCAACCGCTCTAATACAGGGCGTTTTCTTTCTCATGTCGGTTTGGAAGATTTGATGGCGCGTAAGCTTGAAGAAACCAGCCAACCATTGATGGGTAAACAGCTCACCGAAGAGTTTATGGGGCAAGTTGTTGACCGTCTAACGAACTGGGGCCAAAACTTAGTCGCTCAAGGTGTCATTCCCGTATTCAAAGCATTCCTGCATCCAAGTAAAAATAACCTAGAGAACTATACCTCTGGGCGTTGGTACTTGTGTGTCAACTATGGCCGCTATGCTCCAAACGAACACATGGTTTATGAAATGAGTGTGGACAACGGCCTTATCGAAGCATGGTTAGAGGAGGTCGTTAATGGCTGATCGTATTCGTATGCGTATCTCGGCTCAGGTTGAATCTGTGCCGCTGATGAACGAAATTGTGGAGTTCACTCCAGTTGATATTAAAACCAAAACGGTGTCTAACGAGGGCTCGTTTGTCCAGTCTGAAGATGTAGTGGGCTTTGAGCCGCTTAAGTGGACGCTTAAAGTACGTGGTGATCACCAAAAAATCCAAAACGCACTTGGCCGCTTCTTTATGGATAACGCTCAAGTGAACGTGACGGAAAAAGGCAAAGGCACCGACCAGACGAAGTACCAAGAGGTGTACTCGATGTACGGACCAATCACTAACATTAAAAAAGATGCAGTGAAGATGGGCGAAAAGCCAACCGTGACCATCGAGGGAACCTGCAAGGCGTACAAACTCACTGATACGGGTTCGGTCATTCACGACATTAACGTGGATACAGGCAAGACCGTTGTTGGTGGTGTTGATCTAATGGGAACTGCTGGTATTGGGTAATTACACTTGTAACGTTCGTTACGATTTAATTGAATTTTATGTCGAAATAGGGGGCTTGCGCGATCTGGAAAGGCGCTTATCTTAGATATTAGTTACAGATAAATTGAATATATAAGGTATGAAACATGGCGTCTAAGAACGATGAAAAGGTTAACAAAAAAGAGAAAAATGATGAGATTGATATCGCGTGGGACGCAATCGAAAATGTCATTGTGAGTTTACAAGCAATTTCATCAACACTTGGCATCACCTTAGAAGGGAAAGAGCGAAGTAATGAAGATTATCGCGCAATTCAAGGACTGATGCAGTTAGCTGACTTTCAAGAGCGCAAGCTAAGTAGTTTGGTTTGCCAGACTTACTAACTTTACCCAATCAAAACCTAAGCCATCCAAACCGGGTGGCTTTTTTTATGGAAAAATTTCATGAAAAACCAAAGCAAACTGACTTTCTTCTCGCGTGAAAGCGTGGCACTTAAAACTATTCCTGTTGCGCAGTTCCGTAAGCTGCCGCATATCGAAGCCGAACAAGAACTCACGGCCAAACAGCTATTCGAACAACGCAAAGCGGTGATCATGGCTTGCAGTGATGTGGCCAAAGAAGAGTTCGAAACCCTATCGGTACCTGACTTCAATCAGCTTTATGACGACATTTGTGATTTGATTCTAAAACCATCAGATGAACTGCGAGGCGTACAGCTTAACGGTAAGTCATTAGAGCTTACCTTGCTGCATCCTTTCGAGAATGAAGTGGGTGAGAAGATTAATAAGGTGAAGTTTGCCATTCCTAAAGTAGCGCATTCTGAAGCGTTGGCATACATAACTGAAGAGCGAGCGCGCGAAGATTTTATGTTTGAGGTGATCACAGGCTTGCAAACATCCGATCTTGATTTTCTCTCAATCAATGATTATTTGGCGCTAAAACCGCAGGTGGGCGCTTTTTTTCAACAATCGGCGGCGTACTTTCGCCCGACGACGTTGAGAGCTTAATCGACCTTATCCCAATGCACCGAAATACATCTGAATCTGAGCTAAGGCGATGGCCGCAAGATATCGCGGTGCGTCGTTATGAGCTCATTCTCGCCAAACTTGGGGTGAAATAATGTCCGAGAAAATTAACCTCGTTCTTAATACCACCGTAAATGGTCTTGAAGACTTTGCTTCAACGACAACAGCTACAGAGCGATTAACTGCCGCACTTGAAAGCCAGCGTGGCGAGGTGATCTCACTTAATGGCAAGCTCAAACAGCTAAATGGTTTTGAGTCTGCCAGTAAGCGAGCGTCTAAGTTGGCAGGTCAGCTTGATGTTGCCAAAACAAAGGTGACTCGCCTTAGTAGAGAATTGGAAGACAACAAACAGCGAACTTCAGGCCTTCGGGTTGAATACAGTAAGACACAAGCGGAGATAAAAAGCCTCAACTCCCAAATGAAAAAGGCTTCGGGCGAAGGGGCTATTGATTTAAAGAACCGGTTATACGAAGCGCAAAAACGGCTAGATTCGTTCAACGATGAGATTCACCACGGCAAGGTGAAAACCAATGAGTTGAATGCGGCCTATAAAGCGGCAGGCAAACGGGTTACCCAGCTAACTGATAGCCAAAATAAGCAGCGCGACAAACTCAGAGGGTTGGGTGCCGCGTTAAAAGAGTCGGGGATCAATACTGGCCGTTTGAGTGATGAGCAAAGAAAGCTCGAAGCTCAGGCAGAAAAGGCCACAGCTGCAATCGCCAAACAAAATCGTCACTTGAAAGAGATGAAATCAATTCAATCACGAATTGATACTCGCGATGCAAAACTGAGTGAGATTGGTGGTAAAGCGACGTCGCTTGCCATGGCTGCTGCGCCAATAGTGGCCACGGTATGGTCGGCAGTTAAAAACGAAAGCTCGTTTGCTGATGTGAAAAAGGTGGTCGATATGACCCCTGAAGAAGCAGACGCTATGCGTAATTGGTCGCTAAAAACCTCCACTGAAACACCGATGAGCGCCAATGACATCAACGCCATGTTGGCTGCTGGTGGGCAAAGCGGAATCAAAGACAAAGCTGAGTTAAAACAGTTCGTGCTCGATTCTGCCCAAATGGGTGTCGCTTTTGATATGGAAGCAGGCCAAGCGGGTGAAACCCTCGCGGTATTTAAAGCAGCATTAGGGTTAGATCAAAATGGTGCGATGGGCCTTGCTGGCCTTGCCAACCATTTATCGAACAACTCGAATGCGAAAGCTAAAGACATTGCAGGCGTGATGGCTAGGCAAGGAGCGTCTGCCAAAATGGCGGGGTTCTCCGCAAATGAAGCCGCGGCGCTTTCGGCGTCGATGTTGTCTGCAGGTATGGGTGAAGAACGTTCTGCAACCGCACTTAAGAATATCTCAGGTCGCCTAACTCTTGGCGGCGCAGCAACCAAAGCGCAGCAAACCGCGTTATCAACCGTAGGTTTCGATTCGGTAGATCTCGCGGCATCAATGCAAAATGATGCTTCGGGTACGTTACTGCAAGTGCTTGAAGCCATAAAAGATGCGCCATTAGAAGAACAAAGTGCGTTAATCACTCAAATCTTTGGTGAAGAAGCTAAAGGGGCTGTGGCTTCACTGGCGGGTAACACGGATCTCTTTCGTAAAACACTTAAGTTAGCTAAGCAAGGGCAAGACGTTCATATTCAGTCATTACAAGACGAATATGAGGCGCGAATAAACACCAGTGAAAACGGTATTTCTCAGTTCATCAACAAGGTGAATCGTTTAAGCGTGATCATTGGTACCGCTCTTTTACCCGCGCTCAATTGGGTACTTGAGCCATTAGGTGATGGCATCAACCTATTGGCGGATTTTGCCGAAGCTAACCAGGGCGTTACTGCTGCGGTTGGAATTGGTGTTGCTGGCTTATTGGCGTTCAAAGGCGCGATGTTAGCAGGCAAAGCCGCCTCCCTTATCTTTGGTAATACTCTCGATAAAGGGCGTTTGTTTCGAAAGGGCTTAAACCGAGAGACGCAGCAGAGTGGCCGCGCAGCGGCATTTGCAACTAAGCAATTGAGTCGGTTGAATCAAACCATGATGAGCATGGGATCTGGAGGCAGAGGAAGTAGTGGGCGAGGTGGCGGCTTGGGTGCTAGTGGTAGACGGTCAAAAAGCCGAATGCCTCCACGCAAGTTACGTTCACGAAACCCATTAGCGCGAGCCTACAACATGGTAAGTACTATGATGACCTCTAATAAAGCGGCATTACCTTTGGCATTGGGTGGGGGAGCATTGGCCATGACGCCGACGATTGCCATGGCTCAAGACGGTATAGGGTTGGCTGGAGATATTGCACAAGGCGCGGGGAAGATGGGGCTAGGTAAGTTACTCAGGCCACTTGATATGGCGATTAGTGCCGGCAACATTGCAACGGCGGTGACCGAAGGCGATACCAAAACTGCATTGGCCGAAGGTGGTGGGTTACTTGGCAGCATGGGTGGAGCCAGTCTTGGAGCGACTATCGGAACCATGATTTTTCCAGGTGTCGGTACCGTGATAGGTGGTTTAGCCGGTTCGCTATTAGGCGATCTTGGTGGTGAGTTTTTAGGGGGATGGTTTGGCGATAAGCTGGATTCGCCCGACGACAAGCTCATGGCCTCGGAAGCCGTGTCTGAAAAGTTAGTTGAGAAAGAAAAAACCGAATCTCTCATTCGACAAACACCCAATGTCACCTTTAAAACCGACGTCGCTATTCAAACCGTACCAGGCATGGATGAACAGAAAATTGCGGCTCAGGTTACCGCTCAAATTGACCAACAAATGAAGTCTCAATATGAATCTTTAACGGGGCTTACCATCGACGATTCCATTAGCGTATCTGCTATTGATAGAGGTTAACCATGCATCATTTAGTGATCGGAGAGTTCGTGTTTTCGGTTGGAGATAAAACACCCATAACGAAGTTTGATAGAACCACGGCGGGCGCTTACTCAGAAGTCGGCCTCATTGATAATGCGCGTTCAGAGCGAACGGGCAGACCACTTGAAACGATAGACATCACAGCAAAATGGCTTCAATACAGCGCTGCTAAATCAGTGGATGCGATTCGTGCCTTGATTGATGAGCCTCAACAAGTGAGTGATGGTCAAGGTTTTAACCTTGGCCGTTGGACGATTAAGCAGATTAAAGAGGGGCGCAGTGAGCTTATCCACGATGGTCGAGCCATGGTGACTGATATGTCTTTGCAGCTACTGGAGTCTCGTGGATGAAAATATTTGCTCGTAAAGGGGAATTAATCACCGATTTACTTTTTAAACAAACAGGCCAAGACAGTGATCAGTTAGAGATCGAATTTTATCGCCTTAATCCGCATGTCCGTGGTGATGTCTTTACTGCGGATACCAATGTCCATATTCCTGAAATATCCACTGTGAAACCCACTCAATCTGTTACGAGGTCTTGGGATTAATGTTCAAACTAGTAGGTAAAAATAGCGAACTGTTATTGGGTCGTCTTAAATCCTGGCGCCTATCTGATGGCAACGGGATTGAGGGGGATAGCCTTTCTTTAACGATCAATTCTGATGACATTGACGGCATTCCCCCGAAAGGTGAGAAGTACTCTGTGTATTTGGGGGAAGTGCTACGTGATGAATTTCAAATATCGAAACGTTCAATCAGTTTACATCCGCGTGAAGTTGTCTTAGTGCTATCGGTCGCCCCATTCAGTATTAAAGATGAAACCGGTTATCGAGAGCGTAAGTCGATGAGCTGGGACAACACAACACTTGCTCAAATCGTCGCGGATAATGTTGCCCCTCATGGCTTTCAAGCTTTTGTTCATCCGAGATTACAAAAAATTGAAATCGAGCATATTGATCGTACTGATGAAAGTACACCGTCATTCCTTTATCGACTGGCCAAACAATATGATGCCGTCGCCAAGCCTATCGATGGCCGTTTCATCTTTGCTCCCAAGGGAGAAGCAAGAAGCGCAAGTGGCAAAGATATTGAAACCGTTACCCTGTCACAGCCCAGTGGTAATAACCCGCAGTTGCCTAATTTCACCAATGTGAGTATCGACCTCGATGGCCGAACGGATGTCACAGGCGTGAAAGCATTTTATCTTTCGACTGAGAACGGCACTCGGCAAGAAATTAGAAAAGGGAAGGCACCGTTTAGATCGATTGGTAAAGATAGAAACAGCCAGCAAGAAGCTGAGCAGGCATGCGCTAGTGAGCTAAGAAAAATGCAGCGAGAGGGACGAAAGCTCAGTATCGAAGCACCGCCAAATCCTGCTGTGTTTGCTGAAGGACTATTGGTTTTGGATAGCTCTTTCCCTGTTGTATTCCAAGGAACGAGCTCAATAGATAGCGTCTCGATTTCGGGTCAAGGCCTGCAGCCAAGACGAATGAGCATTAAAGCCACCTTAACGGGAGAATAGGATGATTACGTTGAATTCTGGTGTTCATCGTGTTGCGACCGTTCGCTGTAAGATTTCTGATGCGCAGATTAAGAGGCATGCAAAGCTGCCCTATGTGAAGCAGCTGAAAGACGAACGGTACTCAGTGTACTTGCGCTACAAGAAAAACAGACAACAAGGATCTTGGGTGTTTTATGAGTACAAAGGTGGTAATCAGACCGCTCATGTTTTTGGAAAATATCCTAACTTGAGCGCAAAACACATCCCAGACGTTATCGAGCATATAGTAAAAGAGCTCTCCACTGGCACCAGATCTCGCTCCAATGAATTTATGACCGTCGATGAGTTGCTGGTTTGGTATTTAGATATGGAGACGCGAAACGGACATTTATCCAAAGAGCGGCTGAGTTCGCTTAAAGCCATGATTGACTCACACCTGGTTTCCCGTCTTCACGGTGTTGAGATTGCTGGGCTTTCACATCGTGAAATTGAAAAACAGTTGATGAAGCCTCTACGCGAAGGGCTGTACTCAATTAGTTATATTCGCTCTATATTTCAGGCGTTAAAAGTCGCATTCAACCAGGCGAAAAAGATGAACAAAATCGGTCATAACCCGCTCAATGACATGATGTTTACTGACTTTGTGAAGGCCAAAATCAAACCAAAGGGATGTAATTTGCTCGTTGGGTATATACCGGGCTTACTTGAGCAGTTTGGTCAAGCCGTGCCATTGACTCGGATATTGTGTTTGATGATGGTTAGCCACGGTACCCGCATTGGTGAAACGCGCAAAGCGAAGTGGTGCAACATTTGTTTTGTCACCAAGCGTTGGAAGATCCCGATACGTGATACGAAGACAAGAAAAGAGATCTTATATCCACTCACCGATGAATGGGTCAGTCTGCTGCAGGCCTATAAAGCCTGGCAATTGGCGAATCATTACAAAGGGAACAATCTATTTCCTTCTTCCAAGCGAGATCAACGCCCAGTATCAAGCGCTGATACCACTCAGATGATTAGAGCTATAGCGAATGGCAAATGGACCGCTCATGACTTAAGAAAGTTAGCGCGTACTGTGTGGGCTGATATCGGGATTGATTACCTGGTTGCAGAAACGCTATTGAATCATGCAAAGGGAAAACTGGAGCAAGCGTACATTCACACTCACATCGAGCTGCAGAAGTCAGAAGCCCTTAAAACGTATCATTCTTGGCTAAAAAATTGCTGGCGAGACTGTTTTATTGCTGATTTTTAAAAAACGTTCACATTGAAAATGATCTGTTAGATCAACAAGTAAAAACCATCTAGATCATAATTGCAGAGGACAGTATTAGTATGGGTAATTTTGAGCAAAAAGGTGAGGTGAGTCACGCTTTGGTGGCTGCTGCGCGACTTGTTCCGCACCAGGTGAAATTGGTGAAGTTGAGCAAGACACAATTGAGAGTGTTGGGTTCGATAAAGCAGGGCGAAGAGGTGACAGCGCAATATATTGCTAAGCGATGTGGTTTGTCACCGAGTTGGGCAAGTTCTTTGCTAAGGCAGCTGAATGAAAGACGGTACTTAACTCGAGCAAGTATTTCTCTCGAACGTGGTGGAACCGTCTTTACTTACTATAGATCTAATTAGCGATTCTATTTTTTAAACTTGGGCTTACTTTTATCTATTGCTAGTTCTAAATCTGCGTGTGTAAGTCTGGACTTTCCTTTCGCCTTCTTAGTTGCATCACCTAAGCCTTTTAAGGCATCTCTATTCTCTTGAGTTTGGCCGAACCCTGCCTTTCGAAGGTGTCTATTTAACTCATAGTCTTCAGAAAAGTTTACTAGTTCATGGTCGTTAGCAGGCATAACATGTCTCCTTATATTAAATGAAATGCACATTCGATTATGCTCCTTGTCGCCATGTGAGTTTAGTGATGAATGTCAAATATCTACTTATAGATTAAGTGGATAGGTTCTTCTGGAGTCTATAGGGTTGCAAACGCGGTTACACCTCGAGAAATAAAAATTTTTCGGACCGTATAGTCACCACCACCTTGAAATGTTTAATGCTAGTCATTATGTAGTGATGATATCAAGCGTGATGCGTAACGTAGGAACACATTGAAATGAAAGATTTATTTCGAAGCTTCAAGAAGCCAAGTGCAGAGGAGCTTAAAGAGTTATGGGAAAATGCAGTATTTGTTTTAGATACTAACGTACTACATAGCGTTTACCGTTATCAATCCGAAACATGTGAAGAAGTCTTGACTTTGATGGAGCAACTTCAAGACCGTATTTGGATCCCGTACCATGTCGCACTAGAGTTTCATCGAAATCGACTTAGCGTCATTGGAGGTCAACATAAGAAATTTGATGACACAAGGCAAGCAATTGAAAAAGCTGTTGAAGCGCTTGGTAAAGACCTAAATAAACTCCAGTTAAAAAAACGTCACAGTCATATCAATCCTGACCCTCTGTTGGATGGTATAAAAAAATTAACTAAAGACTATATGGTAAAGCTAGACGAGCAAGAGGCTAGTAGCTTAAAAATTGAATCTGAAGATCATTTGCTTGGTCGTATTGAAAGCATTTTGAATGGCCGTGTGGGTGATAAACCGGAAAGCGAAGCCATTAAAAAAATAATGGATCTAGGTAAAGGGCGGTACAAGTCTCTTATCCCCCCAGGATATAAAGATGCTGTTAAAGAAAAGGAGTCCGACAATAAATATTCTTATGATGGTGTTGAATATGAGCGCCAATTTGGAGACCTTATTGTATGGAATCAACTCATTGAGTACGCAGACAAGCAAGACAAAAAACATCTTATTTTTGTTACTGACGATAATAAAGAGGACTGGTGGCAAATAACGAAAGGTAAGACGACTGGTTTTCGTGTTGAGCTGATTAATGAGATTTATAGTAAAACTGGACTAGTGTGTTTTAACGCGTACTCCTTGAGTGGTTTTTTGGCAAACGCTAAACAATTCTTACAAGAAAGTGTTTCCGAGGAAGCAATCGAAGAGGTAAAGCTTACGTCTGTAATTGAGTTTAAGCATAATATAAAAACCACTCCTTCGTTCAGGCAGATCTTGTGGAATAAAAGACGGTTAAGTGCTCATAGAGGTTCGGAAGAACATGCACGGTTAAAATACGAAAAACAAATGCTGGATCAACAAGCGCTATTTGAAGAGCAGTTGATGTTGGAACTAGAAGCTGAAGAACATGCAGCTCAAGCGTATGAA